CAGCGAACCGCGCCAGGGAGCAGAAACCCGGCGAGCGAATCCATCTGAACTACCTCGTCCCGATCCTTGCAGATCGGGCAAAGCCAAGGAGCCAGAGCCATGACCGCAATGCAGATCGGGCAGCTACTGTCGCAGCATTCACCGGGGCAAACCGACGACCCGAACCCGAGGCCATCGATGGAACTGCAACCCGGATCGCTTGAGCTTGTCGAGAAGGTTTTCGAGCGCTTCGCGCTGCACTACGGCGCCGCTCGCATGGCCTCGCATTGGTTCGGCCTCGACCCCGATAAAGCGAAGGCGTACTGGTCCCGAAAGCTCGACCGGATGCCACGCAGAAATCTGATCTACGGAATGCAGTACCTGCCGGAAAAGCCGCCTTCCGTCGAAGAGTTTCTGGCGATCTGCCGGCGCTGCCCTCCGGAACCGGTATCAGGGCTTCTGGCTCACAAGCCGACGCCCGAAGAGATCGCCAGGACGAAGGCGAAGGGGCTTGAAGTTATTCGCCAGTACCGGCAACGACTCACCAGCGACCCGGAAGCATGACAGAGCCCCGCACCTGGAAGCCGGTAGGCGAATACCGCTGGGTCTGCGCGCCCTGGACCGTGACCCGCTACGAGGTCGCAGGCGGTCCGATGTTCGCGCTCTGGCGTGGCGAAGAGCAAAAGGCGACCGGCTACAGCCGGGACCGTGGGGCGCTGATGGCGCTGGCGAAGAATCTTGACGAAGCGGAGGATAAGAAATGCTGATCGGAACGGAACTTAGCAACTGCATGGCGAATGGACTCCCGGAGCCTGTACCGTCGCGCGCCTGCGCGCATTTGCCGGGCATGGAGCCCGAGCGCCGGGCGAAGCTGTCCGTCGAGTTCGTCGTTCCCGGCGAGCCGAAGGGGAAGGGCAGGGCGCGCAGCCGGATCGCCAAGGCCGGCGACGGGCGCCAGTTCGTGACGCACTACACGCCGAAGGATACGGTCGAGTACGAGAACCTTGTCCGCATGGCGGCGCACGAGGCGATGGACGGGCAGGCGCCGACACGCTTCCCCTGCGCGGTGACCATCGCGGCGTATTGCTCTGTCCCTGCATCCTGGTCGAACCGGAAGCGCGCGAAGGCGCTGGCCGGCGAAGTGCTGCCGACCGGGAAGCCTGACCTCGACAACACCGAGAAGGCCGTTCTCGACGGCTTGAACAAGATCGTCTTCCGCGATGACTCGGTGGTCTGTGATGTGATCAAGCGCAAGCGCTACAGCGAGACGCCGAGGGTAGAGGTCAGCGTCCGCGAGCTGGACGGCGAGCCAGCGGCCTGACGGATGACGCCGCAGCGCTCACGCCCGAAGTCGTATCAATCGCCCTGGTTGATCGTGCGCGCTGATCCGGTCGATTGGTTCCGGTTGCTGGCCGACCTGCAGGGATTCGGTTACAGCAACGCCGATGTTGCCAGGGCGATCAACGTCGCGCCCTCGACGCTGGCGGAGTGGAAGCAGGGGATCGAACCCAAGTTCGAGAACGGCCGGGCCCTGGTGATGCTGCATGCGAGCGTTTGCGAAATACGACATACCGAATCCCCCGGGAGCCCTTGACGGGTAAAACGCCCCCATCGCAACCGATGGAGGCCGTTCATGTCCCGCACCACAGACGTTCAAGTTCCCGGGGAAACCGCGAACCACGAAGACACCACGCACAGCGTCGACGCTGCGCTTGAGGCTGCCGCCACCGGCCGCACCCATCGCGTGAAGAAGCACCGCGAAGCCCCTCCGACGCCGACCGTTGATGATCCGATGCGTCCTGCTGGTGTCGGCATCAATGCCCGCACGGAGATTTCCTACGACGAGGCGATGGCGATGCTCAAGGCCGGCACGCTGGCGAAGTCGGTTCTGACTCCCGAAGGCTGGGTGTGCCCCTCCGAGTCGCCGCACCCGTCCCACCGAACCCCACCGAAGCGAGGCTGATCATGTGCGGCGGAATCATCGAAAGCATCTTCGGCGGTGGCGATAGCTCCCCTCCGCCCGTTGTCCAGTCCTCGCCAATTGCCGACCAGGCCAAGGCAGACGCTGACGCCGCTGGCAAGTCGGCCCAGGCCAAGACGCAGCGCAGGCGATCAGCCCGGGCATCGTCCCTGCTGGCGACCGGTGGCGGTGGCGATCTGTCCAATCCGGTGACCGGCCTGCCTTCGGCACAGTCGAAGCCGACGCTCGGGGCCTGACCCGTGGCCGCTGATGTCGCCGCCCTGTTGCGCCGCCTGGCTGCCCTGAAGGGCAAGCGGACCGCCGTCGAGAACGAGTGGAAGAAGTGCTACGACTTCTCGATGCCGATGCGCGGCGCGTTGCTCTCTGCTGGCGGAACTGCTGGCGCGGATGGCAACCTGAGCGAGGGCGCATCGAAGAAGGCCGACTTGCTCGACAGCACGGCGACCGACGCGGTGCGGATCCACGCCTCGGCGCTGATGTCCGGCCTCACCCCGGCGAACTCGCGCTGGTTCGGGCTGGATGTCGGCGCCGGCAAAGAGGGCGACGAGGACGCGGCCCGCAAGTGGCTTGATGAAGTCGCGGAATCGATCTGGGAACAGATCCACGCTAGCAACTTCGACGCGGTAGGCTTTGACTGCTGCATCGACATGACCATCGCCGGCCAGTTCGCCATGTTCATCGGCGAGAACGAGACCGGCCTGCAGTTCGAGCAGTGGCCGCTGGCCTCGTGCTACTTCGGCGCATCGACTCGGGGCGGCGCAATCGATACCGTGTTCCGCGAGGTCACGATGTCCGCCGAGCAGGCCGTCGCCGAGTACGGCGCGAACATGGTCAGCGAGAAGACGCGCGACCTGGCGACCACGAAGCCCGACGAGGCCGTGTCCGTGGTCTGGGCGATCTACCCGCGCAAGGACGCCAAGGGCAACCAGGCGAAGAACATGCCGATTGCCTCCTGCCACTTCGAGCGCGACAGCAAGACGATCCTGCGCGAGTCCGGCTATCACGAAATGCCGGTCGTCGTGCCGCGCTGGCAAGTGCTGCCGGATTCGGTCTATGCGCTGGGCCCGATGCACGACGCGCTGCCTGACGCCAAGACGCTGAACGAGGTTGTCCGCTACGTCCTGGCCAATGCTGACATGGCAATCGCCGGGATGTGGATCGCCGAGGACGATGGCGTTCTGAACCCGAAGACGATCCGGATCGGCCCGCGCAAGGTGATCGTGGCGAACAGCGTCGATTCGATGAAGGCGCTGCAGCCGGCAAGCAAGTTTGACATCGCGGTGCTGGAAATCGACCGCCTGCAGCGCAGCATACGCAAGGTGCTGATGGCCGACCAGCTGACGCCGAAGGATGGCCCGGCGATCACCGCGACCGAGGCGACGATCAACGTCGATCTGATCCGCCAGCAGCTCGGCCCGATGTTCGGCCGGATGCAGAGCGAGTACATGGCCCGGATGATCGATCGCGTCTTCGGCCTGATGTTCCGCGATGGCGCCTTCGGCAACCCGCCGCCTGAACTGGCTGGCCGCGACTTCCGCACGCAGTACCGCAGCCCGATTGCGCGCAGCCAGAAGGCCGTCGATGTGGCCGCGATGGATCGCTATGAAGCCGCCCTGGTCAATGAGGTCGCCGGCACTGGCAAGACGGAACTGCTCGACAACTACGATTTCAACAAGGCGACCCGCAAGCGCGCGGAACTGCTCGGCGTCCCTGCCGAACTGCTTGTCGATCAGAGCGACGTCGACGCTACGCGCGAGCAGCGCAGCCAGCAACAGCAGGCGCAGCAGCAGACCGCAATGCTGACTCAGGCAGCCGGCGCAATGGCCGGTAAGGTCGCAGCATGATGACGACAGAGCAGATCGCCGATCTGCGCATCATCCAGCGCGTCGAGCTCGAGCAGACGAAAGGCCAGATCGTTGTCGGCAATGGCCGCATCTTCGCCCTGAGTTACGACAGCCTGATCGACCTGATCCATGCGCTCGAAGTGATCAACGCGAAGCTGACGCTCAAGTGGCTGTCGCTCAAGGTGGTGCCGAAGCTCTACAACCCGCAGGCTCTGGCCGGCGCTCGCATCAAGGGTGGCGGCGCCGACCTCTACGATGGCCGCGACGGCGAGCCCCATCAGCGCTTCGGCCACTGGTGCCGCGTCGAGATCAACGGCAACGTCTACGACTCGTGGTTCACACGGCTCGATGAACTGATCAAGTGCCTCTATGCCGCAGTCAAGGACGAGCAGAAAGACCCGTTCGCGCGGCAGATCATGGAAGGGGCGAGGGCATGAGCCAGGTCACCCCGCACACCTACCACGCGGCGCTTGTCGGCCATCACGAGGGCGCGACAGTGCTTGATGACCTGATCGCCCGCTTCGATGCGCGGCAGTCATTCATCCCCGGCCAGCCCGATGTCACCGCGTTCCGCGAGGGGCAGCGTTCCGTGATCCGGTTCATCCTGGACACCTGTGTTTCTGTCGAGAGCGGGGCGCCCAAGTTCCCGCCGACTCTTTAAGGAGAAGCAAGCATGTTGATTCAACGCCTGATGCGCAGATTCACCCTGATGGACGCGGCAACCGATGGCACGGAGGGCGGCGCTGGTGGCGGTGCCACGGCAGCCGCAGCACCCGAGCCCAGCATTCTCGAAGCACTCGGCGCTGGTGGCGATCCTGCCCCCGCTGCAGCAGCTGCAGCCGCCGCCGCTTCCGCCGCGAGTGCCGCAGCGGCCCCGCAGACTGCAGACCAGCAGGCGCTGCAGGCCAGCGAGACCGACACGCGACGCCCGGCGCACGTCCCCGCGAAGTTCTGGGATGCGACCAAGGGCGAGATCAATCACGAGGCCTGGGCGAAGTCTTACACCGGGCTTGAGCAGCGCATGAAGGACACCGGCCTGCCGCCGAAGGATGCGACCGAATACAAGTTCGAGCCCCCGGCCGGCATGGA